AAGCAGGGGCTCGAGAATTCGACTTAGGTTCAAACGGATCACCGCGCCTGCGTTCGACGATTTCCCGCCGTCCCAGTCGTTTCGGACGTGAAAGAGCGGACGCCCATCGTCGTCTCGTCCGCACACCGCAACTTCAAGAATGGAACCTTCGCCGCCGTTTGCGGCCAGGGTCGGAGCTTCGGCGGCCAGATCAGCTAGGTCGCGCCAGCGATCCTTGATACGGCGGGAGATGGTGAGCAGCGTTTGCTCGAACCCCAGCCCAGAAACCCCGATTGAGTAAATTTCGGCCGCCACAAGAAAGATTGCAGCGCCTTGCCAATTGACAGAGCGTGGATAACCCGGTCCGCCGCCCCCTGTCACTTCCGCCGCGCCGAAAAGGCCGGTCTTCAGCCAGTATCGGGCGGTTGTTTGGCCTACCCCGTGTTTCGGGGGGATCATGTCGAGCAGGTCAGATAGCAAATACATTTCTTTCATCCTTGCGAGAATGATTCTCTTTACTTTAGGAGAACCATTCCCGTCAAGGTCTTTTTTGCAACGCTCCACAGAGCGTCTCAGCCGCCGCCGCCGCCGCATCTGCAGCCATGCCAGCCGCACGGTGCAATGCCGCTATGTCTCTGTTATATAACAGTATTGTATGATACGGACCGCCCGATTGTGGCATGAGTTTTTCAAGCATGCCCAGCAGGGCGTGGCTCATGTCGCGCGCCAGCATCACGTCTGGCTCGAGAGCCAACAGGGCGGGGCGCGAATCGGAATTTGTTTCATGTAGAATCGAACCAGCCATGTCGGCCTCCCTCGGGGCTGCTGGTTAGGGCCGGGGGAAAGGTGCAACTTTCCTTCGACCTGCTATTCTGGTACCATGGAATATATGGCAAAGCAAGAAACTCTGCAACCAAAGAAACGTGGCCCAAAGCCCACTGGAGTTGGCACACCTATTCAGGTGAGGCTTCAGCCGTCCGGCCTTGCCGCAGTTGATGCTTGGCGCAAGAAGCAACCGGACCTTCCTAGTCGCCCCGAAGCCATCAGGCGGCTCCTAGAAATGGCGCTGAAAAAGTAGTGCACAGTCCATCGCACTTGCATTTTGCGATTATCTATGAAAAGCTCGGTCGAGTTAACATGGGGGTGATGATGTTTTTTTTCCGTGTAACAACGATTGCTGCTCTAGCGGTTTTGACCATGGCATTTTCAGCCACCGAGGGATCGGCTCAGCAAAAGCTCTGTGTCAGCTCAACCGGCGCAACTCGTGTTATCGATGCGACTGAGCGCTGCAAGAAAATCGAAACGACCGTTGAAATCCCAGAGGCAGTGGTAGGTGAGACTATAAAGACCTCTTCCTATCTCGTTCCTAGTTACAACCCAAACAATTACCTTGGTCTTTATTCCGCAGACGGTGGCACAGTTTTGAACATCTACTGTAGCTCTCCCTTAGTCGGCTGGAGCGCCATGAAACCAGAGATCCAGGCTGGCGATATAAGCATTTTCAACGACATATCTGGCGAACAATTTCAAGCTTTCAACGATCTACAATACAATAGCGGAATGCAGGATCATGCCGTGGTCCCTGCTCTACCTTGGACAGGGACATTCACGGCGAAATATGGGAAAAGCCTGACCCGGTACGAAGTTACAGTTTCGCGGCATAATGCACGCAATTGCCTGATGACCGTCTTTTCTGTCGGTTTTGGCAATGCTATTATACACAAAAATTAGTATAAGTACCCCCGCCGTCCGTACATCCGGGATCGGCGAGGGCCTGCATCAGCCCTCAGATGAGAGCCGCCGCAATGTTTTACGGAAGGCGGCGGTGAGCATTTGATGAACAATGAAGGCGTTGTTTGCCGCGGCGATGTCGGGGGCAAGTCTATCAGGCAAGGACAATAGAGCGTTTATCACCCTCTCGGCCTCGCGCCGCCGCTCGCGCTCAACTGCCGCTGCCTCCACAAGCTGGGCCTCGCGTTCCCGCAGTTCAAGTCCGAGGATATTGGCCTCAATGATCGTCCGCCGCCGCTTCGCTTCGGCATAGTCTGCGTCCATGTTTCCGGCCTGCCGTTTCCCGCCCCTCAGAGGATCCGTGGAGGCCGCCCACTCTCGATCGGCCTGTACGGCGTCGATTTCGTAGGAGCGGCCCCTGCGCCTCACAGAAGCCAGTAAACGGCCTTCTTCAATAGCCTGGCGGACACTGCGGGCAGCTATTCCCCGGTGCTCGGCATATGCCGATGTTGAAATCCAGGCAGGAGGCAATTCTGTAACCGATCCACTAACATTTAATCGCGCGGGGGAACGACCCTGGATGTAACCCCTTGAAAAGGGACCAAAAAAGGACGGCCAACGCATGACCTACGTCGGCCGTCCACCCGCGCCCGGCACTGATCCGAGCGTTGCCCTCGCCCACCGCGGCCGGGGCAACCTATGAACCGCTGGCAGGCAAAGCCTGGCCAACGGGAGCCTGTTACGCCGTCAGCGCGTCGAGCATCGCGGCGAAGGACTCTGGATGACGAACCGCGACGTCCGCAAACAGATGCGCGTAAATCTTTGTGTTGCCCTTCGATCCTTCCGTATACTGATCGATAATGATGTCCGCTGCTCCCCATTCGCCGACAAGCAGACTGGACCAATCGCCGAACACGATTGCAGAGCACACGCCCGAGGCAGAACCCTTGGTGAGGTTCGACGGAACCTGATTGCTCGCCATAGCTCTGCATCCGTTTACGCGGGCGAAGCCATCGTTGCCGCCATTTTCCCAAACAAACTGACCCGTGCTGCTTGCCTTCTCAGTCTGCTTGAGTTTTGCCCTGACTTTTGCGTTCGTCAGATATCCAAGGCTCCCCACATCGGCGTTCGCCGATGCCACAGCACTCTCCAGACCAATGACATTTGCCCAGGTCGGGGCAGCTCCGTTCGTGCCGCCAGCGACCGAACCAATGCCCGCAACGTTCAGAAGCCCAAGCGGCTGGTTAGACGTGCCAGTACCCTTGAGGGCAGCGGCATCAAGCGCAAGTCCAAGCTGCCGCGTCAAGTCGTTCCGCATCAGCAATTCAATATCCGGAAGGGCCTGAAGCAGAAGTTTGCGGCTGTAGCTTACATGCGCAGAGAGCTGCTTTGGCGAAAGCGTGATGTTGTCAAAGGTAGGCGTTGACTGCGTGATGCTTGCGTCTTCCGCCATCCAATATGCAGTGGAGCCCGCAGTCATGCGAGGGATCGCAAGGTTTTGCGAAATGCCCTGAATGCGGGTCGCACCCATTGCGATGACAGCCGACGCATTCTGAAGCTGATCGATAAAAAGATCAGGGCGATGTTCCGTCCCGACAAGCGTGTTCGAACCGGTAGTCATTACGCTACGGGCTGAGAGAGCAAGCGAGGGCGCAAAGAAGCCGCTAGCAGTGCGGCCGCTACGGCGCGCAATTTCCTGACTCACTTCGCGCTCAAAGCCCGCGTTCGTCCAGTCGTTCGCCAGCTGCGCGGCAATAGCCCTGGAAAGCGAGAAGTGACGGACTTCGGTGTTCTCACGGTCGGACCAAGAGACCGACGCCATCGGCTGCTGGCGGCCTGCGATGTTACCCAGCACCTCGGCGCGGAACGCGTCGATTGTCACGCCCTCCCGAATCGCGGCTTCGGCCTGTGACGCCATACCATGTTTTCGGCCTAGCGCCATGATCGCGCTAATGCGGCCGCGCTCGACGGCCATTTCGTTCCCGGCGGTCGCAGAATTGGTATTTTCCATAACTTTCGATCCTTTTGAAAATGATCGGCCAATGCCCACAGTGGGATCAGCCGGAATTGAAACGAGTGACACCTCAAAGGGCGTCCAGCGTGTCACTCGCAGGTTCCCGTCGCCGTCGTAACGAGTGGCGTCGACCGTGTAGCCGACGGACAGAAAACGCAGCACGCCCGCCTGCACGTCGGCCCATGCCGCGTCTGCCTCTGGCGAGGTGCCGAAGCGGAGATTGCACCTGAGCTTGTTGGAGCTGATTGCGAAGCCCTCGGCAATCCCGATTGGCCGCTCCGTGTCGTGATGCAACAGCAAGCTCAGGCCATCCTTGGCACGCGCAAGATCGATGGCGGATGCGCTGTGATCCAGCACCTCGACAAAGCCCGCCCTGGCAACAGGGGCTTCGCTGGAAACAGTCGCCGACACAGTGCGCTTCTCGGTGTCGAGTAAACGCGTCTCAAGCTCAAGCCCGAGCGTGCGACGTTCAGTTGATGGTGCGAGCATCTATGGTATTCCCACGGGCGGTTTCGATGAGATCGCCGACGATTTGTCCGGCGAGAAAAACAACGTGGCGATGCCGCATAAGATCCGGATCTTCGGCGGCGGCGTCCATTGAAGCATAGAGCTTCACCTGGCCTCCCCGTTCTGGCCCAAGATCGACGGCGATTGCGGTCTGGTGATCCGTGATGCCGATGGCAACGTCACGCAGCGCCGGAATGGCGCGGATCGCGGCGCGGGCTGCTTCCTCGAACTTCACGCCCTTGTCGAGAAGCCTGACTTGCAGCACAAGCGCAAGCTGCTCGGCGGCGAGTTTCGCAGTGCGCGCGTCAAGATCGGGCACAATGGTTTCGGCGATTTGAGTTGATGTGGTCATGGTTTTCCCAAAATATTTTATGTCCGCATTTTTTGCGATGTATTTCCCGTGAACTCTGGTGATGTCGCCGCGCGTAGACGCTGACAACTCCGGTCTGCCGCTGCACGCTCACCAAAAACTTTTCACCGCTCAGGGTCGCCGCGCTAGTGGCGAGGATGACGTCGAGCACCAGGGCGGCGCGCTCCTCAAGGGCGGCGATCTCGAGCCAGATGTCGCCGAGCTTGTCGGCCAGGTGGCGGGTTGAGGGGGTCATCGAGCACCCTCCGGCCCAGTGTGGGGCAGACCCGTCGGGAGCCCCCTGGGTGAGCTTGTCAAAAAAAGCCTCCCCGTAGGGGGACAAACTGACAAACTGACAAACTGTTGATTTTGCTCGATAATTTCTGAGCTTGTCGGGCGTGTGTCTGACAAACTGACAAACTGAACCCGTTTCCCTAGTAACTTCAACAGCTTGTCAGTTTGTCGGGCGGTTTTGACAAACTGACAAGCTGCCTTTGAGTGGGTGTCACGGTGACCCATCATTCTGCCCTCACGGCTGCAATTAGAAGCTGGTTGCGCCCCCCTTGCCGGGCCTCGATCCGCCACGTTCCGCCGTCGACCGTCGCCAGCCTCCGGGCGTCAACCCAGCCTTCAATCAGCGCCCGCGTCGGGTGCTCGGCCATGACGAAACGCTCGCGGACAATCGCCTTAACTTCGGTCTGATTAAGGGGGCCTCGCTCGATCAGCGCCCGCATGACGTGATCAAGCGCCACTTGATCCGGGGCAGTCTCGGGGGCGGCTTCAGTCACAACCAGCGATGCCGACGCGCCGAAGGGCGAGAAGGTTTCGACGCGGGCAAGGTCAAATTCCCGGTGCCACCCGTCTTCCTCGTCCTTCAGCTTGGTACAAGTCATTTTAATGCGACTTTCACCGGCGCCCTTGTCGAGCCTGAACACGAAATCAGCGGCGCCACGAAGCACGGTAGACCCGCGCTCACTTTCGCCGCTCTTGTTGGCGTGATGCACGCCCAGGAGCGTTGCGCCGGTCACTTCGCGGACCCGCTCGCTTGCCTCCACAAACAGGCTCATCTCGTCCTGGGCGTTCTCATCGGCACCAGGAATGACGCGCGACAGGGTGTCCAGCACGATCATCTTGAACGGTCGGTCCTCAGCTTTGATGGCTTCGACAAGCAACGCGACATCGCCGCTTTCCATGAAATTAAGACGCTGCCGGATCAGCCGTAACTGGCCTGGATCATCATTGATCTTGTGATGCGCCTTCCAGGCGTCGATGCGCTTCGCGAAGCTCCGCACTCCCTCTTGCAGGATGTACAGCACCGGCCCCGATACGTTCACTTTTGCCCCGAAATGCCAGGAGGGGCGGGCGTAGGCGACGTGTAGCGCCTGATCGAGGGCAACGAAGGACTTGCCGCACCCTGGGGCTCCCCAGATGTAGCCCCAGCCGTCCTCGAACATTTGCCGCTCAATAATCCATTGCGCCGGTGGCAGCTTGCGAAGATCACCAACCGACATCACCTCAACCCGGGGACGCGGTTGCTCCATAGGGCGACTGGCGGGGCTCTTGACCGGCTCTGAGGCGCGCGCCCTGGCGAGGAGATCGTCCAGAGTGTCGCCCCTGTGCTCGCGCGCCCAGTCGGCGAGCGCAGACCGAGGAACCCGGCTTAGGATCGTTCTCGCGGTGATGCCGCGACTCGGCCGCGTCTGGGTCCATTTCCGTTCGTTCTCTGCCCGGTCAAACTTGGGGCTTGTGGCTGCCCACCCGAGCCACATTTCGCGCCCCTCCGGTATGCCGTGCAGGGCCAGCGCGGCGGTCGTCCAATCGTCAAAACTGTCCGAGTCCCAAGCGGAATAGAGCGCCCGCTCAATGTCTTCCGGGCGCGAAGTGCTGGTTGACGACACGAGATCGATGCGGTCGTTGCTGGTGTAGTCCAGCCTTACCTTGGGTTCGATCAGGCCGGGCAGGTGATCGGTGCGGAAGAACTCGGCCAGCCAATCTGGTGCCTTTTCGGGCGCGAACAGAGGGTACGGGTTAGCGAAACTATATCGCGCGCCGTCCACCCTGATCGACGGAGGAAAAATGATGTAGCCGCTTTCGCAACGGTAATCGATACCAACGTCTTTATGGGATTTGCTTTTGGTGAAGCCAGGTTCATGTTTGAAATAGAGGTGTCGCCCGCCGCTCGGGGTTTGCACCTCCATTGTGTCGGGCAACTGCCATCCGTGGAGTGCCATTACCTCATGAAGGCGGGCGTTGCCGTCTATCAGCACCCTGCCGGTGTTGGGGTCGGCCTTGATATCAAGGTCAAGCACTGCAAGCCCAGATGCCACGCCCGTCCTGACGCCAATCATGGCCGAGGGCGAGCGCGCCCACCAATCCTCGATCTGAATGGGGTTTGTGGTGGCGTCATAAAAACCATGCTCTGTCATGGGCTTTTTCGTTCGCGGGCTGACCGGGAACACCGGAAGCCCGCTGCGCGCCAGGCGCAGGGCCTCGTCGAGCATCGAAACGGTGGCCGCCACGGTCATGCGCGCACCTGCTCTAGGCGGTGATAAGCGACCTCGTTAAGTTCGACGTCCAGCACGTAAACCAAGGCGCGGCTGACGAAAACCAAGGCCGCGTCGGCATGAAAACCAATTGCCGGATTAGCGTAGGTAGGATACCTTCCTGCTCGAGCTTCTGGGCTCAAGTTTCTTGTTACCCCTGCCCCGGTTGCCGCCGGGGCGGGGGTTTTGTTTTGGCCGCAAGCTAGGCGGCCGTAGTTTGCAGTCGCCTTCCCAACCCTTTGATTTAATTGGGCGCGATTTTCCCTCGGTTTGCTAGAATGTTCTGCAATTTCAATTAATTTCTTCCGACTACGAATCTGGGGGTCATGGGTTCGAATCCTGTCGGGCGCGCCACTTACGAACAAAACTGGGCACTCCGGCCGGAATTGCGCCGTTGGCCATAACCAGCCGTTCGAGAACGTCCTTTCTGCCATGAATGCGAATCTCCGCATCATCGACCTCGACCTGGTCGATGACCGCGCGGATATAGGCGCGGCGAAACGGGATCGGTCCGTTGGCCACGTTCTCCCGCATCAGATCGGCAAAGGCATTGATCCGTTCCTCGGTGATCCGGGTCTCAGGCTGTAATTCCTGCATGGCACGGTCACGGGCAGCCTTCGCGCGATCACGCTCGTTCTTGAGGGTCGCGATACGATCCTTAAGCGTGGGGTCCGTGCCGTCGGCAATCCCGCTTTCAATGGCTTCATACAGCCGTGAAAGCCGGGTTTCGCATTCCGCCAGCTTGTTCTGCAGGGCGGCCACGCGCTGGCTATGGTCGTCACTGCGCGCAGACTGCCGGGCGAGCAGGCCGGTCAGTAGCGCGCGGACCCGCTCAGGCTTGAACAGTGACTCACTCAGCTTGTCGGTGACCAGGGTATCGAGCTTGTCCATGGGGATGCTGCGGCCGGGACAAGCCGACTTGCCCTGCTGCGCGCATGTCGCGCAGGTGTAATACCGATACTTTCCGGACTTTCCTGTCCGAAGCGTCATGCCACCGCCGCAGGTCGCGCAGGTGGCAATGCCGGTCAGGAGGATCGGCCCCGTGACAACGCGGGGTGGCATCACCTTTGGATTGCGGGCTTTCAGGCGGGCCTGAACCGCATCAAAGACTGACGGTTCAATGATGGGCTCGACGGGGACCACAATCTGCTCTGACTCCGGCTTTGCCTCCTTCGTCTTCCAGACCTTCCGGTTGAAACGGTGCTCTCCCACATATGTCCTGCTCGTCAGAAGGCTATGCAGGGGACCAATACCCCAGCGCGCACCACGGCGCGTGCGGTAGCCATTCTCATTGAGGTAGCAGGTGAGCGCTTTTACCCCGAGAGGACCGCTGCTCCCGGTGCCTTCATAAGCAAGGCGGAAGATTAGGCGCACTACATCGGCCTCGACAGCATCAACCGCCAGCCGCTTCTTTGTCTTGGCCCCCCGCTGTTCAGCGGCGACGACCTTATAGCCGAATGGGGCTGCCGAGCCGTTCCAGAAGCCCTGGCGGGCGTTTTCCTGCATCGCGCGCAGGACGTGCTTGGCGTTCTCTTTGGACTGATATTCGTCGAAGAGCGCGAAAACCTGCCGCACCATGACGCTCATGGGATCATCGCCAAGGTCCTGCGTGATACTGACAAGCCTGATGCCATGTTTACGCAGGCGCCGCACATGGTATTCGAGGGCGAAGTGATCACGGGCAAAGCGGCTAAAGGAGTGAACGATCACGACGTCGAAGGGCGAGGTATCGGAGGTGGCGAGATCGAGAAGGCGCTGAAGCTCTGGCCGGCGGTCATCGGTGCCGCTCAGGCCCGCATCGACGAATTCAAGGACGACCTTCCAGCCCCGCGCCTTGCAAAAGGCCTGCGCCTGCCGCCGCTGGTCAGGGATCGACAGATCGCTTTCTGCCTGCCGGCCTGTTGATACGCGAAGGTAAAGGGCAGCGCGCTGCGACTGCCCTTCATCCGGATTATCGAGATTGGTCTGGTTCAGTCGCTTCATGGTTCAGGCTCAGATGTTTCCGTGACCATTGCAGTCTTTTGAGGCACTTTCGAGTCCTGATCCTGCTTTTCACCGCCACTCAGAAACTCAAGTATTTGCGGCATCAGATAGGCTTCAATGCCGTCCAGTTCCTCTTGCGACACCGGGAACCCGGTGAGGTCCGTCTCGGTGACCACGGCAGGGAGACTTGCGCTGCTTTCGGTGTCTGTCCCGACAGCAGAAGGCAGCAAGTCGTGTCTGCGGGACGAACGTCCGCGCATTGCCGTGTCCTCGGATAATTGTTGCGGTGGTGGTTGTTGCAAAGACGGGTTGGACGATCCCTACCAGGGATCGTCCAGGTCGCGATCATCAGGCGGCAGCGGGCCGCCGCCGGGATCGAGGCTTGGACCACGACAGTGTGCGGCGTGTTCCTCTCGGCTCGTCTGCGTCATGGCCTGCTGAAAAAGCAGGTTCAGCAACATCTCCAGGGGCGCACAGTCATGTTCAGGGGGAGCGTTGCGAACGGCGATACCCCGTAACAACTGGCGTACGTCCTCTTCCGTTACGCATTCCTCTTGCTGAGACGCCAAGAACTCAGTGGCATCTTCCACAAGCTCGCGCGCACTTGCCTCTAGATGGCGGATGGCGAATGCCATCTGGCATACTCCGTCCATAAAGTCTGCAAACCTGAGCATGACCGCCTGCATCAGCTGTTCTTTTGCATTCATCATTGCTTTGCTCCTCGTCTTGTGAGGGCAAACTAGGCGGCCGTGCGAGGGACATTCCTCGCGCATTCCTCGCGGTCCGCGGCTAAAGCCGCGGACCGGCCGGAGCACGGCGTCGGATCGCAAGTTCGATGATCGAAATGTTGAACAGTATTTCCTTGGCACCGGCCGAGTGCGGCGCGGTCAGGTTCAGCTGCTTCTGCAGGTGACCGCGCAGGGCGTGAAGCTCTGGCAGGGAGCGGGATTGAAGGTCCTGAAGGGTGTAGGTGCGGGACATCGTAGTTTCCTTTCTCAAGCGGCCCCGCTAATCGGGGCCTTTGAGCCCCACACCAGAATCATCGGCAAAAGGTCCGATGGCGGGCTGCGATAGGGGAAAGGAAGCTGAGAAGGCTCGTGCCGAGCCCAAGGAGCGCAAATCCGATCCTGGACAGAGATCAGGTAATGCAGGGCACAAGAAGCCGCTGAATTTGAAGCGCCGCGTGCGGTCGTGCTAAAATGAAGGAATAGTAGAAGACATTTTCGATTATGGATTTTGAATGTCGATCATGATCACCGTGCGTGGCGATCTGACGATGAAGGAGATACGTCAGGCGATCTTTGAGAGCCTGGCTGAAATCGAGGACGATTACGCGATCCACCATTCGCGAAACGTCACACTCTTCATCAACCCAACCGACGAGTTCGGAGAGGCGGTCGTTGCTCGCAACAGCCTCGGGGCCGTCGTTACGCGCGTGACAAAGAAAGGGCCTTATCGCTCGGCTGCCGAAGAGTTCAAACTCTAAGAATGCGGGACGAGGCTGAAAGGGGATAAGCGGCATGAAGCTGCCGCCTTGCTACATCGGGCTTGAACAGGCCCGGAAGGTACTGGCCGAAATGGGTGTGGACCTATCACCTCGCCAGATAAAGCGTGCGGCCGACAGGGATGCCCATGGCCACCGCAAGCTGCCGTTCTTCGTCGATCCCATTGAAGGAACGCTCAAGATTGAGAAGGGAACGCTGGTTGGAATCTACCAGCAACTTCAAAGCGAAGCTGTCGAGAACATGAAGGAAAAGGATTGACTAAGTTGTTCTTATTTTGTTCTATACTGGAAACGACAATAAGAACACTCGGATTACATGGCTGACATCAGGAAGCGCACAGGTACCAAAGGAACGACGTACCAGGTCAGATACCCAAACCCCAGCACAAGCACGGGTTACACTTACGCAACTTTCGCCACCGCCAAGGAAGCGCGCGAGTTTATCCAGAGCGGCGCCGCGCGCCGCTCCGCGTCCGCTGTAAGTCAGGAGGGACCGCAAAGCGTTGCCGAAGCTACCGACCTTTGGCTCCGGATTTGCGAGAAAGAGGGCCTGAACGGTCGGGAACCTGTTACCAGCTATACGGTAGAGAATTATGCCTATCGTGCAGGCTTCATCAAGCAATACAGCTGGCGCCGCAAGCTCCGGGAATTGACCACCCCTGATGTTGTCGAATTCCGATCCTGGCTGCTCCGCGGCGAGTTGAGCCGCGAAGTCGCCAGCAAGGTGCTTTCTACCTTCCATTCTGTTCTGAAGGAAATGACCATCCGTGGATACATGGCGGCAAATCCCGCCATCGGGCTCTCGATACGGGCGGATTCGCGTTATGAAGAGCCCGTCCGGATTCCCTCCAAGCAGGACGTCATTGGCCTGCTGGCCGCAGCCGACAGCCTCGCCAACTCCAAGAACCTGACGATTGCCAAGGCATGGGAGCGCTACCGGCCGCTGCTTTACCTTGCTGTGGACTCCGGCATGCGCCCTCAGGAGTACATCGCTGTGGCACGCTCTGCCATTCGGCAGACAGGCGTGCAGGTGGAGCGCGCCATCGACGGCAGTGGGCGATCCCTTACTGTTACCAAGACGGCCGCGGGACGGCGGTTTATTGACCTGTGCCCCGATACTCTTGAACTCATCCGTCACTACGCGGACAACCTGGCAGTCCCCAACAAATACGATCTTGTCTTTCCATCCGAGAATGGGCGCTGGCTATGTCGCCGGAACTGGCAACGCCGTGGTTTCGAGACAGCGTGCGAAGAAGCGGGGCTTATGGAGCGGGTCGAGATCGACGGGGCGGTCGTGGAGCGCCCGCTGTACCGACCGTATGACCTTCGCCATTTCTACGCATCGATGCTGATCGAGCGGAAGGTGAACCTGAAGAAAATTCAGACCCTCATGGGTCATGCCAATATCGAAACGACCCTGAATGTCTACGGCCACCTCATCGAAGATGCCGAAGCTATCCCGGCAGAGCCGATAGGACTTCTCAGCCGGCTGAATGTGGCGGCAGATTGCTAGTCTGATTGCCAAAATCAGCGAGAAATCGTATACTTAGCAAGTGGTCTGAAAATTCTTGTGGCAAGTCTGTGGCGAGGATCGGCTAGAAGCCGCAGAAACCTTCGACTTTAATTGCATGGGGTGCAAGGGGTCGCAAGTTCGAATCTTGTCACTCCGACCATTTTAAAATCAAATACTTAGCTGATTATTATCGCTAGAAACCTCCTCAAATTTCGAAATTTGCCACAAATTGGCAGTCCGCTGAAACCCGCAGAAATCCTCGATTGTCCGGCTTGGCCCGCGTGGGCTTGTGGCGAGTTTGTGGCGAATCCGTTTCCGCTTCAGAAGACGAATTCGCCGCGCTTCCAGGCCTCATTGGCGTTTCTCCTTCGGCGGATTAGGGAAATAACCCGCCGGCAATTCACCTCGCGCAATGCGAAGGGCCGTAATGACGGTCTCCTCAAGGTCACAGGTGAAGGACGAGCGCCCGACAACATTATTGACCAGCCACTGCGCCATGTCGTTATCGAGGCTGATGGTGACCCGCTGCTGGCGGCGGGTGTAACCCTTGCCGCATGCAGGCCAGACGGCCTTCTTTCTCACCGTCTGCTTCTTCCAGTCTTCAAAATTCATGATCCAGGCTCCTCTCTGAGTTTGCGTTGCGACTTGCTGCATTGCCCTGCCTTGGGGATCGCATGACCATCTCGGACCGCTCCTTTGGCGGGTTCCCTC